TTATGCCAAGGGCATCTGTAATACTCTGGATATGAAGAAAGATATGCTTGTCCAGCTTTCCGCTAACAGTAGGCAGGAATCCAAGCTTTACCAATAACTTGTTAGCAACCAATTGCAGATATAGCCCAAAGGATAATAAAATGGCAAAGACACTGGCTGAACTACGTGAGATGCACAAGAACATGAACTCGGAAGGTAAGAAGAGCACCGGCTCTTCGAATGGGTTCTGGTCCCCTGAGGAAGGCGACAACGTCGTCCGATTCCTTCCTGGCAAGGAAGACCCCCTGGATTTCTTCGTGGAGACGAAGCTTCATGCTTACCAGGACGAGGAAGGACGTTGGAACTACTACAAGTGCCGTAAGACGCAGAATGAGAAGTGCCCGATGTGTGAGCTTTACTACGATCTGTGGAAGCGTCACAACGCGATGGGTATGGGTCGTGACGACGATAGCAAGTACAATGCTATGGCTCGCATGATCAAGCCTCGCCCTCGATTCTACAGCACTGCTGTGATTCGTAAGCTGCAAGAGGAGGGTGATGATAGCCCTGTGAAGATTCTCAGCATGAGCAAGCAATTGTTCGACCGTGTGATGGCTGCTATGATCAGTGAGGATTTCCAAGATGAGGACGATCCTGATAACAGCACGATCATCTCGTTGGAGCGTGGTAACGACTTCAACATTCGTATGACCAAGCAAGGTCAATGGCCTAGCTACGTCGAGTCGTCTGCTAAGTACAAGAAGACTCGTGCTGGAACTCCGTCTGAGGTCGCTGAGTGGATGGAGAATGAATTGGATATCAAGTCCCTTGGAGGGATTGATAGCTACGAGCAGGGTAAGGAACTCGTTATGACGCTTGAAGCGTCTCTGAACCCTGTCAAGACCGAGACCACCTCGGACAATCCTCCGTGGGAGGAAGGAGATATCAAGGTATGATTAGTAAGAAGTTTTGGATCCCTGCACTGCTCGCAGCAGTGCTGGGGATGTCGTGTGCGTCGTGCTCTCTGATGGAGAGTGTGTTTGGAGACAAGGTTGTCACCACTATCAGCAATGTGAAAGAAGAAAACAGGCAGAATGCCGTCCCTGCCGATCTGGGTCTTCTTCCACCTAAGGTTGCAGATAAGCTCGCTGAGAGTGGTGAAACGCTTGTGATTGTTGGTAAGGATGAAGTTGTTGATCCGACTGAAAAGACCATTGAACTGGTCAACCCCAAGCAAGATTGGGCTGAAAATGCCGTGGGTATTGGTTTGGGTGTAGCCAATGCTGTCTGGCCGGGTGTCGCTGCTCTCGAAGGTTTGGGAGTTCTCTTTTCGCGTCGAAAGAGAAAGCACTACAAGGACGCTATGGTCTCCGCTGTGCCTGCAAATGGTAAGATGGAACTGAAGGATGCTGTGGTCTCGCTGGGTCGAGCGATAGGTGTTGCACACAGTTCGGAGGCTTCCAAGGAAGCGTATGAAGGAGAGCAGAAAGCGGCAGAGTAAAAAACAATACGTGTAGTCTAGATGAAGTTTCTAACCCAGGTCTTCGGATCTGGGTTAGTTTTTTTTATACATAGGACTATTATCTCTCTATGCGAAAGTTGAAGATCTTAGTCGTGTATGCAAACCATGGAGGTTGTAGCTATTACAGGCAGCTATCTCCCATGAAGATGATGCAAGAAGAACTTGCAGATAAGGTTGAGGTTAGGTTCAACGACAATCCTTTAGAGGTTGATCCGGCTAAGAACTACGCGCCACCAGAGGACAAGCTCACTGATATGAATTGGGCTGACATCGTGTTTGTGGCGAACATCTTGAAGTATGGTGGTCCTTACACTGGTCGAGTTATCGGTATTGCAAAGAAGCTTGGTAAGTTTGTTCACTTCGATACAGACGACTTACTTACAGATCTTTATGAAGAGCACCACCTGTATGATACTTACAAGGATAATAAGTTAGACGAGGTTACTAAGTTCTGCTACTACAATGCAGATTTAGTTACGGTGACACAAGTAAAGTTTGCACAAAGAATTAGACCGTTCATAGGTAAGTGTCTTGCTGTCGTTAAGAATGTTTTAGATTACAAGTTACCTTCGTGGAATCATCCTAAGACAACTAGAAAGTTTACACGCATCGGTTACGCAGCAGGTATTCACCACAGAGGCGACGTAAAGGTCTTCAATGCCATCCCGCACCTCGTTAATCAGAAGGTAGGTAGAGAGAATGTGCAATGGAACTTCTATGGTCACCCACCACCTGACCCTAACAAACCTAAGACTGGTTGGGAAGCAAAGGTGTGGCCTGAATACATGCAGCAGCTTCTGAGAGGCTTCAAGGGGCAGAAAAACTACAACATACACTACGCACTACCCCCAGACGCTTACGGGCGTTACTACGCGGATATGGACGTTGCAATAGCTCCTCTACAGATGAACAACTTCAATGATTCGAAGTCGGACATCAAGGTTGCGGAGTGTTCACGTTACAAGATTCCATTGGTTGCTAGTAATGTAGGCTGTTACGATGAGACTATAATCAACGGAGAGACAGGTTACCTCATTGATCCTGACGCTCCAAAGTCTGAGTGGGTGAAGATTCTTACTAAGCTTTGCAAGGATAAGAAGCACCGTATTGAGCTTGGTCAGAATCTGCATGACAGGACGAAAGATCTGTTTGACGGTCGTAAACAAACGCATCTTCGCTATGACCTCTACATGCAGGCTATCAAAGATACAGGATATAAATTAGATGATCAAGATAGTTAGTGGCTGGGGTGGTCCCGGTGGATCTACGGTGGCCTTTAACAATCTTGTTAATTTATTTAATAAGAAAGGGATGGTATCTTGTTTGTACACTCCTACAAAATGGGAAGGTGTTACATGTAAATGGGATAGTCATCAGAACTTGTCATTTAGAAAGGACGATGTTATCATTTACCATTTCATGAGGTTTAGCAATAAGCCTCCGGTTAGAAAAATAATCTTATCATGTCATGAGACTTCCATATTCCCGATCAAGAAACAAAAGGATCTTGTCTACGATGATATTCATTTTGTTTCTCAATTTCAAAAAGAATGGCAGGGAGTCGATGGGTATGTAATCCCTAATGCTTTCTCGAAATACGCGCCAAGAGATAATAAATTTAAAGTGACTTGCGCTGGAATTATAGGGAGTATAGATGTAAATAAGAGAACTCATCAATCAATTAGCCGAGCGTTAGATGATGGGCACAACGATGTAAGGCTCTACGGGGCTATCACAGACATGAACTATTTCAACACTGAGGTATTACCCTTACTTGGCGAGAAAGTGTCTTATAGGGGCATAGCGAGCGATATGCAGGTGGTATACGACACTATCACGGATGTATATCACTCCCCGAAGCTAGAGACATTCAATCTTATAAAGCCTGAGTGTGAACATGCAGGAGTGGACTATCATGGAGATGAAGGTAATAACACTCAAGCTGAATATTGGGATGACGACAAGGTGTATGAGGCATGGAAGAAGTTACTGTAATACTTAACGGTTACAAACGGCCTGAGTATCTTGAAGAGCAAGTAAACGCGATAAGATCTCAGACGGTCACTCCAAAAGAAATATGGCTTTGGAGGAATGATTGTGCTTGGCCTGTCAAAACTTCTGTAGATGTCGTGGTTGACTCGTCTAGGAATTTTAAGTACCACGGTAGATTCGCTCTTGGATTGTTGGCTCAAACCAAATATGTTGCCTTCTTCGATGACGATACTATTCCAGGGAAGAACTGGTTCAAGAATTGCCTATCCGTTATGCAAGAGAAGGGGGAATGCATACTAGGTGGCGCGGGATGTATACTCCAGTCTTCAATGTATGTACAACATATTAGAGCAGGGTGGCCTCAACCGATCAAAGAAACGGTTGAAGTAGACTTAGTGGGTCATGCTTGGTTTATGGAGAGAAAGACTCTTAACAATCTTTGGATTGAAGTTCCCCCTACACATGAGAATGGAGAAGACATGCAACTGTCTTTTCAAGCTAACATTAGTAACGGTATTAAAACTTTCTGCCCTCCTCATGACCCTGAGGATCAAAGTACGTGGAGTTCACTCAAGGCGTGGGAGTATGGCAACGATTCAAAAGCTTCTTCAAATGGATCTCTCAAAGCGATACCTCAGTTTTATAAAGAAAGAGACGACATCATAAGCTATTACATGCAACAAGGTTATAAACCTGTTCTTACACGATGAAAAATTATAAAGAAGAGTTTGATAAGTTTTTGAGGATGCTCAGTGAATGTGAGCATTTTGGATTCTCTAGATTTTCAGATGGTGAAATATTTATACTCAAGAATAAAGAACTCATTCTAGAAGAGAATAGGTTTGTTACTGGAGAAAGGTCTGGCCCTGGAAGGTATACTAAGGAGGAAGAAAAAAGCTATGATCCTAAGATACACTCACATGTCAGTCTCCGCTTGAAAGAATGCTTATCAGCCAACAAGAAGAATTATTTTAAAGGTCTTTCTTGTAATGAAGACACTGCAATATGCCTAGAGGATGATGTCTTAAAGTATCAAATATCATTTACGACTGATGATGAGCACCTAACATTCTCTAATCTATTCATAAACGCTAACTATCCTAGATTTATACAAGAATGTATGCCAATTCTTAGGGGGAAGAGAATTGTGTTCGTGGCTAATGAGAAAGCGGATCTAAGTAAGCTCGGTCTTAACATCATAAAAGACTTTAGAATTGGAAGTAACTGCTTTATTAACAACTACGACTTACCTTCTGAAATTAATGAATGGATTGAATCCAATGATGTGAAGGATGTCGTATTCTTAATATCAGCATCTACACTCACCAACTTCATTGTGAAGGATTGCTTCTTCAAGCACCCTGATAACACTTATATTGATATTGGAAGCTCCCTAAACCCTTGGATGGGGCTTGAGGGTTGGCAATATAGTAGAGCATACTTGCAGCATTGGATACTAGGTCATCACAATAAGTATGGTATTCAGGAGGATACATGGAGTTAGTAGAGGTAGATGAAACTTACTATGAGTTTATTAGAAATTTACGAATGCATCCTAAAAATATAAAGTGGTTTCTTAATCAGTCTGAAATCACTGCGGAGGATCAAGTAAAGTATATGAAAAAACACTCTGAACATTACAGAGTGTGTGTATTATATGGTGAGCCTGTTGGCTATGTTGGGGTTATAGAGAATGATATTAGGATCTGCACACACCCATCATTTGTTGGGAATGGTGTGGGTTATTTCATGCTTAGTGAAATTAAGAAACTATATCCTGAAGCCACTGGCAAGATACTCAAGCATAACACCGCTAGTCGAAAGTTGTTTGAGAAGTGTAAGATTCCCTATGAGGTGATATGAAATATAAAGACCATGAAAATCAAAACTTAGATACTGCATTAGCAGAAAGAATTCAAGAGTGCTTAATGAGCTACCCCAGACCTAGATCTAAGATGAATTTGGCCGTCGATGTTGGAGCTAATATAGGAGGTTTTGCCTGCTCATTTCACTCCTCGTTTGAAAAGGTTGTCTGTATAGAGGCTAATCCCGACAGTGTGGAATGTCTAAATCATAACTTAAATAAGTTGAGCATCACTAATGTTAAGGTTCATTCTTTAGCCGCCTCAGATGAGCGAGGTAAAAAGATAAAGCTTTTCAAGATTGATGAGGGTGAAGATTCACATTCAGGTAACTGTGGAACCGAATGGGACAAAAACTCATCTTACAAAATACTGGAGGAAGAAGAGGTTGTTACGACTGATCTCGACGAGGTATTTTCTCTATGCGGAGAAAGTTTCATAGATTACCTTAAAGTTGACTGTGAAGGTGCTGAGTATAACTTCCTTATTAACAAGAATCTCAGTAATATCCGATTCATAATCGGAGAGTATCATCCTGGGGTTATTGGAGATAAGCTTGAAAGCCTATGGGAGCACATTCGTAAAACTCACGAACTAAATGTTAGTGATAACCACTTATTCATCGCACAATTAAGAAATGACACATAAGAGTATAAGGCATAATCCTTACAAGATTGTCCAGATGTTTGAAGAAGAGGTCGCAGAGTACACAGGTGCTCCTTTCGCGGTTTCTGTGGATAGTTGCACTAATGCCTTGTTTCTAGCCTGTAAGTACTACAAAGTTAGAGAAGTTACGATTCCAAAGAGAACGTATCTTTCAGTGCCGATGTCCATAATGCACGCTGGCGGTGAGGTTGTATTTGAGGATAGAGATTGGAAGGGCATATATCAGTTAAAGCCTTACCCTATTTATGACTCTGCTAAAAGATTCACTTCAGACATGTACATTCCTGGGACTGCCATGTGTTTATCGTTCCACATCAAGAAGCTTCTTTCTGTTGGAAAGGGTGGCATGATTCTTACAGACAACTATAAGATGGTTGAGTGGCTTAAGAAAGCTCGTTATGAGGGTCGTGGGGAAGTTAATTACAAAGATGACAGTATTGAAACGCTTGGGTGGAACATGTATATGACTCCCCAGCAAGCCGCACATGGTCTCTCATTGATGCAAAACTACCCAGAGCATGTAGATGACCTTGCAGAAAATAATGGCTACAGAGACCTCACAGAGTTTCCTGTGTTTAAGAAGTGTAAAGTAATATGAAATCTTTTCTAAAAAAACGATGAAAGTAGCTCTCTGTCTACACGGGTATTTTAATTCTTTCTCTGACCTTACCTCTAAAGGGGAGGATGGGTTTGAGCATTTGGATAAGCACGTATTATCTAAGGTGGATACTGATATATTTATACACTCATGGGACGTACCTAATAAATCTAAAATAGAAGAATTATATAAGGACTATATTGTAAGTTCTGTTTTCGAGGATCAAATTGACTTCACAGATGTTGTTAAAAGAAACAACTTAAACTCACTACCAAAAAACCCTCAATATGTGCCTCCTGAGACCATATTCTCACATATGTACTCACTTCAAAAGTCTTTTGAATTTGAACGCTTAGAAAGAGGTAATTATGATATTGTCATAAAGTCTAGATTTGATATCGGTCGAATCAACAGAAGAACAACGAAGCCTGGATCTGGTCAAGAGCCTGTTCAATGTATTAATTTTGATCCTTCACTTCTAATGAATAAATTTTACATGGCTTCTTGGAAATATCTGGACAGTGAAGGCCCTGCCGACATGTGGTTCTATTCTAGCAAAGAAAACATGATGAATTTTAGAAACATTTATACTATAATTAAAGATGATATGGTGGCGGGTTCTGAGTTTAATGCGTGGGCAGGCTCTTACGGTAATGGGATGCTCAATACAATTAAAGCTTATAAATGGTTTTTAATAAAAACTGGATTATGGCAAAAAAAAGCCTTACTTAAGACAACCTGGGAATGAAAAAGTTAATATTATTTGATTTAGATGGCGTCTTAGCTGACACGAAGGAAGTTCACTATAACGCTCTGAATAAAGCTTTAGCTTTGATTGACGAAAAATATGTGATATCTTACGATGAGCATATTGAAAGGTTTGACGGTTTAAAAACTCGAAGAAAACTTGAAATGCTTACTGAGGAGAGGGGACTCTCTCCTAAAGATCATGGTAAAGTTTATGATTACAAACAACAGACTACGGTTGAAGAGTTTTCTAAATTACCCATAGACCAGGATAAAATTAATATGATGAAAGCCCTTCGTCAAGAAGGCTTTAAGTTGGGTTGCTGCACTAATTGCATTAGAAGAACAGCTTTGGTAGCATTAGCTAAAATTGGAGTTATCGAATACTTTGATTATATTTTAACAAATGATGACGTTGTGAATGCAAAGCCCCACCCTGAAATATATTGGAAAGCAATGTCTGAGGCAAAGATTCTACCAGAAGATACTTTGATTGTGGAAGACTCCCCTCAAGGTTTACTTTCAGCTAGTAGATCAAGAGCCGATGTCTTGAGAGTGGATGATGCTTCTGATCTAACATTAGAAAAGGTTAAAAATAAAATTATGAGTAATACTAAATCAATAAACAAGTGGACCGATAAAAATTTAAACGTCCTAATCCCGATGGCGGGCGCAGGTTCTAGATTTTCAGAGGCTGGGTATACCTTCCCTAAGCCACTAATTGACATTAAAGGACAACCCATGATTCAGGTTGTGTCTAACAGCTTAAAATTAGATGCCAACTTCATATATGTTGTTCAAAAAGAACATAGAGAGAAATACAATTTAGATACCTTACTAAATATGGTTTCGCCAGGATGCACTATTGTAGAAGTTGACGGTGTGACAGAAGGTGCTGCTTGTACTACCCTTTTAGCAAAAGAGTTTATTGATAACGAATCTTCCTTAATTATTAGTAACTCGGATCAGCTTGTAGATTGGGATAGTTTAGAGTTCATGTATAAAATGAAATCTAAGGAGTATGATGGTGGTATTGTGTGCTTCAACGCAACACACCCAAAATGGTCCTTTGCCAAGGTTGACGACCAAGGATTGGTATTAGAAGTCGCTGAAAAGAAGCCAATCTCTGATAAAGCTACCGCTGGTATCTATTTTTGGAAAAAGGGTTCAGATTATGTAAAGTATGCTGAACAGATGATTTCAAAAAACATTCGTGTCAATAACGAATATTACGTCTGCCCTGTCTATAATCAAGCTATAGAAGATGGTAAGAGAGTTAATTGCCATATGATTGATTCATCAGATATGTGGGGCTTAGGAACTCCAGAAGATCTTGAATATTATCTTTCAAATTACCCGTCATGAGATTTATATTTTATTCTCATAGTGACTACTCAGATATTTGGCCCATAATGTTTGGGCAAGCTGAAAAGTATCTTAAACAGTATCCCAAGACATTGTTTACAAATGAAGGGGAAGCTCCTGAGGGTTGGGATATTGTAAAGTATGATGATTCTTTGTCTTATCAAGAAAGAGTTTTGTTTTGCTTAGAGAGTATTGAAGATGATGTCCTAGTGTTTAATCATGAAGATATGTTTCTGTACTCTGAACCTTGCCATGAATCTCTTAATTATTTTTCTAAATTGATTCAAAATGGCGAAACATCCTTCATAAAATTACTACGTGCGGGGTATGTAGATTTCTTGAATAGTTCTTCTTATAAGGGCTTAGTCATAAGCACACCTGACATGGTTTTTACGATTCAACCTACTATTTGCAATAAGAAGGATTTAGTGACCATGTATTCTGAAACGAAGGGCGCGACAATATGGGAATTTGAGTCTAATACTGCTATAACCAGCACAAAAAACAATTTTAAGGGTTTGATGGCATACAGAGAGGGTGACAATAAGAGAGGAATGCACCACTATGATTCTAGTGTGTATCCTTATATCGCTACCGGGGTCGTAAAAGGTAAGTGGTATACCTCTGACTATCCTGAGCTACGTAAGCTATTAGATGATTATAAGATTGATTCTAAATTAAGAGGAGAAACATGATACATACAATAGCACATAGGGGTAACACTAGAGGTAGAGTTATCTCTGAGGAAAACCACCCTCAGAAGATAAAAGAAGTGACCAGACATCACTATGCTGAAGTTGATGTCTGGTTTAAAGAAAATTCTTACTGGCTTGGACACGATGGTCCTGAATATCAGGTCAGCTTAGACTTTCTTAGAAACCTTAAATTGTTCTGCCACGCTAAGAACATAGAAGCACTTCATCAAATGTTGAAAGATGATATTCATTGTTTCTGGCATGAGAGAGACTACACTAGTATGACTTCAAAGGGCTTTGTTTGGAAATATCCTGAAGTCTACAAGGATGGAAAGCTTTGGGGCGTTTGCTCCGATTGGTTGTAGAATGATTTTAATTTGTTTTGGAACTAGGCCAGAGTGGCTCAAGGTAAAGCCACTTGTAGAGAAGTTAGATTGTAAGCTCCTGTTCACAGGGCAACATCAGGATCTTCTAAACGAGGTAGACGTAGACTATCGGTTATATCCTAATGCTAAGTCTCACAACTTTAACTCAATGCGTTTGAACGCCGTGGTGGAAGATTGTTTAGCTCAGTTTCCGTGCTACAATTCTAAGTCTTTTGATTATGTTCTAGTTCAGGGTGACACTGCAACTGCCTTTGCTTGTGCGTTAGCTGCTTTCAATCTGAAAATCAAAGTTATTCACCTAGAGGCTGGCCTGCGTACAAATGATTTAGACAATCCCTACCCAGAAGAGGGTTATCGTCAAATGATCTCTCGCATAGCCTCTATTAATCTGTGTCCCACTGCCCTGGCTGCTCAGAACTTGAAGCATGAGGGTATTGAGAACTCTCACGTTGTAGGGAACACTGTTCTCGATAATTTAATCAAATATAAGGGATCTGAGTCATACGGTAATAAAGTTTTAGTGACCTTGCATCGTAGAGAAAATCATGCGATTATGGATCAGTGGTTTAGGAGTCTAGACGCTATTGCTAAACAATATAAAGAAGATTTAGAGTTCATTCTTCCAATTCACCCTAACCCTAACGTATCAAAGCATAGAAATATTCTACAGCATGTAAATGTAGTTGAACCCCTCAGCCATGATGATACAATGAAGCTTCTTACGAAGTGTAAGTTCTGCATTACAGACAGTGGTGGCATCCAAGAGGAAGCTTCTTTCTTTAACAAAAGAGCTATTGTTTGTCGTAAGAATACTGAGAGGCAAGAGGCTATAATGTCTGATCACGTAGTTTTGTGTACCAAGCCTAGTGATTTGTCTAGTAGTGTAGAGGATATGCTCAAGAACTATCAAGTTGATAGTCCATGTCCTTTTGGTGATGGTAAATCCTCAGAAAAGATTAAAGAGTTGTTAGATGAACTTTAACGAATTCCAGAAAGAGTGTAAGCGAACTGCTAATCCTAACCTCACTTATTCTCAAGCCGCTCTTAATTGGGCTCTTGGCATCTCAGGTGAGTCGGGTGAGTATTGTGAACTCATCAAGAAGAGTGAGTTCCATGGTAAGATGTTAGACAAAGATGATGCCAAAAGAGAGCTTGGTGACATTCTTTATTACGTCGCCATGGCTGCTTACAATTTAAATATTGATCTATCAGACGTTGCAGAAGAGAACGTGAGGAAGCTCAGGGCAAGATACCCTGATGGCTTTGTGGAAGGCGGCGGTAAGCGATTCGCCAACAACGACTACGAAGATGACGGGAACTAATAAGCCCGTCTTTTTCTAATTCTATCAAGCTCACAATCTAACTCCATAGACATGTATTCAATGTCTTTGGAGTATTTGTCTTTGTAGTCTATATCTGCATCTTCGCAGTGGTCATAGTTGTTGTTTTTAATATTGTCAATTTTCTTCAACAACTCATCACGGTCTTCGTTTTTCATAAGCTTTCCTTACGCCTTAGTTAGCAGTGCTCCCACAGAGGAAACAAGAGAGAAGATCATACCCCAATAAAGCCATCCTTGCTTCCAGGTGCGTCTCTCTAACATTTCAAGTATTCTACTGTGTTCCTGGCAAGCTACGTTGAATTTAGATAACTTGTCCAGAATTTGTTGTTGCTGTTGACTAAGCTCCATTTGAAGCTCGATAGTCTTCTTGTGAATCTCAAGCTGCTGATTCAGGTCAGCGCGAGTCACATTTTGGTTTAAGTTTTCGGTCATGGCTATACAAGTATTTATGCATTTTGTTGACCTTTCTGTAGTAAAATGCGCATCTGTTGGTATAATCTAGGACATGCAAACCTTCCTCCCCTATCCTGATTTCGTCGCATCCGTCAAAGCCCTCGACTACCGCCGTCTTGGTAAGCAGCGTGTAGAGGCTATGCAACTGGTCAACAGCACCAACAAGCTTCTTGAGAACCCCGATGCTAAGGTCGGTTGGATGAACCATCCGGCTCGCGCCATGTGGGATGGCTACCTTCCTGCTCTCAAGCTCTACCACAATGTCTGTATCCAAGAGTGGATTGACCGTGGCTACAAGAACACCATGAAGTTCTATGATATTCCTGACGACGTTCTCATGCCTGCCTGGATCGGTAACGATAGAGTCCATGCTAGCCATCGCTCTAACCTGCTGCGTAAGAATCCTGTGTATTACTCTGCTCATGGCTGGACTGAGCCTGATAATATCGAGTATTATTGGCCTGTGAGTTAGTGTTCAGGACTATAATATAGTATGAATACAGATATTATTTTGAAACTTAAGAACGCTTCAATGCTCTCGGAGCAAGAGCTTACACCGGAGTTAATCTCCACTGGATCTTATGCACTGAATAAGGTCATCTCCGGTAAGTACAACGGTGGCATACCTATTGGTATGATCACGCAGTTTATTGGACAGGCTTCTACCGCTAAGACTGTCTTTGGCACTCACATTCTTCGTGAGGCACAACGTAAGGGCTACCACACCCTGATTATTGATTCTGAAAATGCCTACAACCCTACGTTTGCTAGGACGTTAGGTATAGACCCTGAGAAGCTTATCTACGCTGCTCCTGAGACTGTTGAGGAGTGCTTTGATACTATTGAGAAGATCATCAACTCGATCCGCACTGAGGATCCTAGCACTCCTATCGTAGTCTTCTATGATAGTCTGGCAGTGTCTCCATCCAAGGCTGAGATGGATGCCGAAGGATACGAGGGTAACAACATGCAGGGAGCTACCCGTGCCAAGATGATTGGTTCCTGCCTCCGAAAGATCAATCCTATTCTTAGACCTAAGAAAGTCGCTCTTGTGTTGGTCAACCAGATCCGCACAAAGGTCGGTGTAATGTATGGTGATCCTCGCGTGGCTGCTGCTGGTGGTAATGCTCTTGAATATTACCTTGGTGTAAACCTGGAGACTTCAAAGACTGATACTGTCGGTGACAAGGATAATCCCACTGGCATTCGAGGTAAGGTAAAGAACAAGAAGAACAAGCTGATCGAGCCGTTCAAGAGTTGTGAGTTTGAGCTTATGTTTAACAAAGGCTTGAACCCCCTGTATGGTCTGCTTCCTCACCTTGAGCGTGACGGTATTGTAGAGCGTGGAGGTTCCTGGTACACAGTGAAGGCCACTGGTAAGAAGTTCCAGTCTGCTCACTTGCAAG